TGATTTTACCGCAGAACATTTCACAAGTGTTGGCAATAACAGCAGACAATGAAGAACTCATCCCTTCCGAAATCATCACGCAGTTTATGGCAGATCCGGCATCAATTAACGAGAAAGGAACTGCTAATAAGTTTTCTGCTATTTCCTCTGTGGGTATTAATTTTAATCTTGTTAACGGCGATCTTTACTTTGAGGCAGTCGATGCAGCAGATGCTGGGAAGAAGATCGAAGTAGTAGGGAAATTGAAAGGTGATCCTGACAGAATTTATAAGGAAACAATCACCTTGGCAGCAAGTCCTTCAACTAATGTAACCTTTGAAAGTTATTCTGAGATTACATCTTTGTCCAAGGAGGAAACTACTGACACTATTATCGTAAAGAACATTACAGGATACGATAAGTTCTACTGGAACGCTTGGGAAACCAAGTCTGAGTTTCAGAGAGTCAGATTATACAACAGGCCAGAGTATGATTCTACTGGGCCGATACAGTTGACAATTTTAGGGAAGAAAAAGATTAGGCCACTAACGGCTGACACAGATGCTCCGATGATCAGCGGAATAGATAACGCACTGATCAAGTACGGTACTGCAGATATGCTAAAGAGGCAGAGACAGTACGGAAAAGCACAGTTGGAAACTGGTGAAGGGGATAGACTCCTAGCAGTGGCCAGAGATGCAGAAACAAATCAAACAGCTAAAATTATGAGGATCATCCCAGAGGATCTCTCAGGAGCATATACCCGAAATGATTTTAGTTTCTAAAAATGCCAGTCTATTTCAATGATGCAGTTGACGACACTCTGCTGTACGATCGGCAGGCCAGTTTTATAGGTGGCCAAGTCTCTAATTTCAGGGAGAACCTTTTAAACGAGTCTCAAGCTGAACTGATTAAAGATCTAGCCCCAGAGATTAACGGGGTTCTTAAAACAAGAAGAGGCTTTCACAGGTTTGCAAATCTTCTAGGCAGCACCAGCAACAGCACAAACGTACAAACACTACACTTCTTTGACTCTGACAGCAGAGAAAGAGTGATTGCTGCAGTAAACGGATCTCTCTATGAGATTCAGAGCAACGGAACAGTAGCAGCTATAAGTGCAGTCGCTGGGTCAATGATCCCAGCAACTACTCCGGCATATATGTGCCAAATAGCTGATAAGATGTATTGGAGCTGTGATAGCAGCAGCAGCAAGATATTTGAATTAAAGTATTCTGGAGGTGCTTGGGTTAAAACAGTGGCTGCAGATTCAGCTCCTTTAAATGCTAAATATCTGATTGCAAACTCAGGAAGAGTTTTTGCATACGACCAGAGTAATAATGATATTTATGTTAGCAGCATTCTTCCTAATCTAACGGCTTTTGTAAAAATAGATAAAGTTGGGGGGTACGCTACAGCAAGCTACACAACGACCGGCATTGAAGTTGATGCTTTGCCTGTGCCTTTAGATATAGGGCAGATATTAACCTTTAGCGGAGGAGGAGCTTTTTCAGTAAGTGCAGAAGCTGCAGTAAACGCTACAAAGATCTACGGAACACTAACAGGTTCAGCAGTAGGGGATAATGAAGAGGCAGCTATTCCCAGCACACTGTTCACTTTAGGAACTACTAAGATAAATCCGTTCAAAGTAGGCACAGGAGCAGAGACGGTCACAGGAATGTACTCGTGGGTAGGAACTAACGTAGTAGTGTTTTGTGAGAACAGTGTTTATCTGGTTGATACCAATCCCTTAACAGCAGCCACAGCAGCAGCAGGCAATGCTACAGCTACTTTCACTATTAGGCAGGTTAGCAATAAAAGCGGATGCGTTAGCCACAGGGCTGCCGCTCAGGTTGGTGAAGATCTCTTCTATTTAAGCAAGGACGGAGTAAGAAGTCTAAAGCGTACAATGGCTGAGGAAATGGTAGCCAGCACTGCAGGAGTGATCAGCTATCCTATTCAAGATTTAATAGATTCAATAAACTGGAGTGCAGCAGTTCAGCAGGCTTCAGCAACTTTCTGGAACGGAATGTTTATGCTATCTGTTCCAATACTTAGCAGCACAGTTAACAACTGCCTCCTGATATACAATGTAAATACCAATAGCTGGGGAGGATACTGGCAAGGGAATGCAGACTATAACGTCAAAGCTATTGATTTTGCAGTGCCAGCCTTCAGTGGCTATGCAGAGAAACTCCTAACACTGGACAAGGTTGGTAATGTAATGGAGCTGAGAGATTACGTCTCTCCAGAGAATGCTGTTTCTACAGATTTTCAAGACAACTTTGACGGAAGCAACTACAGAGATACAGCTTGGCAAGCAGTTACAAGAGGCTTGGCTTTCAATGATCAGCTTAGTCCAAAGAGTGGAGACTTTGTAGAATACGAATTTGATAGAAGTAATGCCAAGGTAGACATTCTCCCAATTCTGGACGGAGATGAAGGGGATAGATTGGTAACAAATTTAGAAACAGGATCAGGCCAGATATTTCTTGGCAGTTCTGGAACTGTTACAATAAATAAAACTGCTGGCTACGCTATAGGAGATTACACCTCTTCGGGTGTTATTGTTGATGCTTTACCTATTGCAGTAAGTAACGGGCAGACTTTGTTTTTTGCAAACGGAGGAAGGCTCTCTTTAAGTGCATCAGCAGCAGCTACAGCTACAACAATTTACGGAACACTTTACGATGCTGCACTGGTTGATAATGAAGAGGCAACTGTAGGGACAAGCTCCACTACACTGCCTTTTACTTTACCAGATGCAAAAGTGAGAAGGTTCAGATACAGCCTCACACAGTACGATCCTTTTAGAGAGCTACAGTTTAAGATTCAGCAGAGTACAGGAGACACAACAGGAAATAAATACGTTGCCTTGAGAAGTATTCAAGCAGGGGCATTTATGGACACTATGGAGGCTGATCAATGAGCTACGAGGATAAGGTAGCAGAAGCTGTAAAGCTTTGTGCTGGGGGTAATCGGGAAGCACACCTTTACCTAAATATCATCTGCAAAATAGCTAGGTTTATTGATGACTTGTACGATGATAAAGAGAACTGGAAAGGGGCAGATACTTATGACTTAGCCTTCCTTCTCTTGGTAGAGTTGCCAGATAATAGCTTCTTTAATCAGCATAAGCACAATCTCCTTCCTCTGCATTTAGTTTGTTTGAACGCTTGGAAGGATGCCAATAGCTGGGAAGATGCTGGCAAAACTAAACGTACCTACGCTTTAGTGATTAGAGACACTTTAACAGAATTAGGTTTGATGACCGCCTTCCTCACAGGAGGAAAAGATTATCTTGAGAGTGTTAGTTTAACAGTGAGAGAACTTTTTATAAAAGAGGAATTTTAAAGATGGGATTGTATTCACCAGATCCACCGGAGCCACCAGATTACGCAGCAGCGACTACTGAAGGGGTTAAACACGAAGCTGCATTATTAGTATTAAAGAAAAGAATTGAGGCTGCGGCTCGTATGGGCGAGAAGACAACCTACAAAGATCCTATAACAGGAGAAGAGAAAGAAGCAGACTTCACAGGTGTTGGAGACATAGATCAAACTAGGAAAGAATTAGATTTCGCAAAAGAAAGTGCTGACAGCATTGCACAGTCAATGCTTGATATTCGTAAAAAATACGGAACTGAATTTGTTAAGCAATCACTTGAAGAGTTAGAACTATCTGATCCTCAATTTAGAAAAGTTAGAGATGCTTTAGGAAAAGCAGCTTTGGAAGACGTTGAATCTGGTTATGCACTTGCTCCCGGTATGCGGGAGGAAGTGGTAAATGCAGAGAGAGCTGGGCAATATGCTAGAGGTAACGTCTTCGGAGCAGCACCAGCAGCAGCGGAAGCTTTTGGAGTTGGTAATGCAGCTTTCCGTCTAAGGCAGCAGCGTCTAGCTAATGCAGCTAGTTACTTATCAGGTACAACTCCTGTAGCTCAATTTGGGCAGATTGCAGGAGCACAGCAAGGAGCTGCTCCTTTCCAACCAATGGGAATCAGACAAGGTTTAGGACAAGATCCAAATGCTGGAGCTAGATCACTAGGGTTAGCTACAAATACATACAATAATCAGTTTCAGGATTATATGAACCAACAGCAGCAAGGTGCTGATATGTTCGGTTCTGTTGCAGGTCTAGGTCTAGGAGCTTTCACTGGGGGGATTTTAGGGACTATGGGCGGCAAGGGAGCTAAAGGGTTTAGTAAAGGAGCACTAGGAGCAATCAGTTAAAAGGAATATCATAATATTATGTCAATGAGCGGAAAAACATTTTTGGCAGCTTTTCAAGTTGGTTCTAGGCTAGTACCTGATGCAATCGACGGAGCTATTAAAAGAGGCAAATTAGACGCTGAAAAAGTAGCTCTTGAGCTGCAGAATAAAGTTAAACAGAAAGAAACAGAGAGATTAGAAACGTCTAATACAGAACTGAAAGCTTTTAAAGACGGTTGGTCTAAAATTAAAGACGTTAACTCTCCAGAAGGAGCTGATCAGCTTCAAGGTTTAATGAAAAAACACCTCTTTGGAATAAGCCAGTACAAACCAAATTTAGATACATTGACGGGTGAGTTAAAAATGCTTGATCAATTCACAGGACTACTAAGTACAGTTAATTCTGATATTCAACAAAGGAAAATTCTAAGAATGTACAAAGATCAGAATCCTGCAGAAATGTTAGATTTCAGTGAGTACCTTTCACCCAACGGAGATATAGATTTCAAAAAACTCCCGACAGAGTTGAAGCAAAAAGTAAAAGATTGGTACTATAAGGAAGAACGTTTTTCTGAGTTAAGAGCTAAAAGCCTTATCCCTAAAGATGTAGAGAGGGGAATCTTCGGGGGATTAACATCAGAAGAAAAAGGTGATCTGAGAACTTCACTGAAAGATGTTAAGAAAGAAAAAACAGTAGCTCAGTATGTACAATCAAGACAGGCTTTTGATGAGATTAAAACGCTTGTAAACAGAGCACAAAAAGAAGGAAACACACTTAAAGGGCCGCAGGATATTGCGATAGTCTTTAAGTTTATGAAGGCTCTAGATCCTGAATCTGTTGTCAGAGAGGGTGAGTTTGCAACTGCAGCAAATGCTGGAGGTATTCCGGTAAAGGTTTCAAACTTCTATAACAAGATTCTTGAAGGGCAGCTACTCACTCCTGAGCTAAGAGATTCATTTATTGAAGCAGCTAGGGACGCTGTGGAAGGCAAGAAGGCACAAGCTGTTTCCACTGTTCAAAGTTACATAGGCGAGAACGAGAAACTTCTTCCTCTGGTTAAGGATATCCCTAGATATTTTGAGGATATACTTAAACAAATAGAAAGCCCAATTGTAGAAGTTGACAAAGGTGTAGCAGAAGACCTTCCTGCAGTTATTGATTCAACTCTTCCTGTTTTTACAGATAAAAAAGCTATGAATTCTTTTGTTAAAGACTTGGTTTCAAAAGGCAAAAAAGTTCCTCAAGCTGTGAGGATTAATGATCCTTCAAAGCCAAACGGCTTTAAAGTTGTTAGAGTTTTAAACGCTGACAAGATAAATGCTAAAATTGATTCACAACCTCCTCAAGCGTCTATAGCTCAAGGTGCTGATGACCTTGAAGCACGAAAGAAAGAAATTGAAAAAGAGCTTCAAAAATACAAAGGCAGCACAGTTGACACTGAAAACAAAAAACGTTTAGAGAGTGAACTGGTCGATGTTGACACAGCTTTAAAAAATTTAAAACAAGCTAAAGATCCTGATGCCTCCACAAGTCAAAAGAACTGATGCCGGAACTGGGCCACTTATTGAATTAGAAGAAGTAAGTGAAGAGACTCCTGTTGGTCTAGCAGGGGAGACAATTCCTACAGGAGAAGTTGATGATGCTTCACTTAATTTTGTAGGAGAAGAAATACCAGAGGACAAGTGGACTCAAGACGAAGACGGGAATATTATTATTCCAGCAGAGTCTGAATCTGAAAACTTTGTAGGTGAAGAGCTTACTCTTGAAGGAGCACCTAAATACAAAGACGGCATTTATACTCTTGAAGGATTCAAAGAGTGGGAGCAACAGGAGAAAGAAGAAGGCAGAGACGGGTTTTGGCACTGGGCAACTAAAACACTTCCAGAAGCTTCAAAAGAAGCTTTCAGCTATCTTTATGAAGGCGGCAAACAAATCCCAGACAAGTTCAAAGAAGATCCACTTAAAGCTACTGCAATCTTTCCAGAAGCAGCCTTATCAGCAGCAGAGGGTTGGGTTGATATAGCAACAGGAGCTGCAGATCTTGCTCAACGTCCTTTTAGGGCTGCTGATGAAAATCAGAAAGCTAGATACGAACGTTATAAGATGTTCGCTGAAAGAACTAAGCGAATATTAGAAGACAGAAAGAGTAGGGTAGGAGATGCAATCAGATCAGCAGGTTATTTACTTGATAAAGATTTTAATGAGTATGCTGCAAAATATGATGAAGGCATCAATCCAGCTTCTGCTGACACTTTAGGAATTGTTTTAGATCCCGGTGCTCTATTTGGTGGAGGTATATACAGAACTGCGGGACGAGTAGTAGGCAGACCTTCAATAGCTGCTAACAAAGCTCTTAACAATGTTATTAAGGGAATCAATCAAGGGACTACAAAAAAGATTTTTGATGTAGCAAAAGAAACCCTTAAACGACCAGCAACACAAACAGCTAAAGGAGCAGGTAAGCTTGTTGACGCTTACGGAACAGGACTTGAGAAGTTAGGAAAAAAAATATCAGACTTAGGGCAGGAAGGAAGGTATTTACAACAATTCCCACAAACTGCTAAAAATATCGGTGAAGCTCTTAAAGCAAAAGGGATAATTACAGGAACACCGGGGCAGATAGTATCTGTTGTATCAGAAGCAGCACAGAAAGGCGGAAGAAGACAAACAGGGCTTGGCATAGTTAAGAAGAAAGGAACACTTAGGGATCGAGTTCAAAAAGGAGTTCAGTTACTTGATACTCCACTCTCCGACAAGATCCTAAGAAATGCTGGAGATCTTGCTGACAAGATAACAAAAGGGACAGCTATAGGAATGGGAACCGGATACGTTGCAGGTGGAGCTGAAGGTGCTGCTGCAGGTGCAGGATTCGGAGCCTTTGGTGGAGGTTTAGGGTACGGTGCAGAGAAAGCAGCCAAATACACTCCGCTTGTAAGGAACAAGTTTAGAGGTATGGAACGCCTCAAACTTGATGAGGAATTTATTACAGATTACGCATCACGACTTCCAGAAGATCAAAGAAAAGCTTTCTTAAATCCAGATAGAAGAATGGGAGTTTCTGATCTTGCTGCAGAAGCTGATGCTGCCCAGTTGTTTCAGGGTTATATGAGCAAGAAAGGATCTAACGTAGATGTTAAATACACAAACGGGGAGGGAATGGTAAAGGCAGCAAGTTCTGATCCAGATAACCCTAATTTAAACGCTAGATTTCAATACGGATTTTACGACAAGAAAAGTAACACTATCCACATCAACACAGACGCAAGTGGAACAGGAAGAAACAGAACATTATTTCACGAACTGTTCCACCCTACAGAATATTTTTCTTCTCCTTCGATAAAACAAAGATTCAAAGATAAAGGTGAAGGGGTTGATCCTTTTGGTGACACAAGGGCAGAACTTGAGCAGGTTATTTTTGGTACTTTTGATGAGGCTGGCAATAGGAGGAGTGACGGGCTTTATACTGATAAACAGATGCTGGATTTTGAAAACCAATATCTTGACGCAGTCTTTCAGCAAAACCAAAACTCTCCACTTGGTAGAAAAATAACAGAAGCAAGGAAGATAAGAGATGAAGCTATTAAGAAGGGAGACGCTGAAGCTACAGACCAGATCACTTATTTACTTGGCCAATATGAGCTACAAAAAAGACAGAATAAGAAAGCTAAAGAGAATTATTTAAAAGGTGATATAGCAACGAGAAGGAAGAATATAACTTCAGAAATCCTTTCTGAACACTTTGCAAACTTTGGTGAACAGTCTCACTTCGGACTTCTCAGAAATGCTAAAGACGTTCTGTTTAAAAATAAATTTAACAAGAATACTCTAGGCAACAAACTGACAAAACTATCTCTCTCAACACTGGGAGGAATGAGGAGAATGCTGGAAGGAAAAGGAGTAACCTTTGACGCAGCAGGAAAACCTAAAGGAGACTTTAAAGCTGAGAGTAAGATCTTTATTGATCCGCTAACAGGTGAAAACTTAATAACATCTCCAGAAGTTGAGCATCTACTTGCTCAGTATGTTGTAGCACTGGATACGGTCAATAACAGGCTTAGTTTAGAAGGATCAGGTTTTGACACTGTTGAAACTGCAGGATCTTTAAAAGATAAAAAGAGATCTGATTTAACTCCAGAAAGAGAGAAGCAACTTAGAGAAATCGGTTGGCTTGAGGATTTTGACGGCAATGATAATCCAATTTTTTCAACAGCAAGAAAAAGGAACAAAGAGCATAAAGAAGAAGTAGCCAAAGTAATTGATATTCTTAATGCCAACCCAGAAGACTCTGGGGAGACTAAGATGTGGAGGAAGGCTAAAACCAAAGCAGGAAGAGATCGCTGGGAAAGCGGCATCCCTTCTGAGAAGCAAATGGAAGCTTTAAGAAACAGTGATATAGATCCTACCTATGTTGAAAAGATTGAAAAGATTAGGAACGCAATCCTTAAAGGAGACGGAACGATCTGGGGTAATGATTATTACAAAGCTATTACAGGAGGAGGATATGACAGTAAGGCTAAAGTTAAATTTAGTTTAATTGTACCTTTTTCACTGGAAGCAACACAGGCAGGAAACATTAATATCAAAAGCCTTAACCTCAGCAAGCTTGAGGCTAAGATTAAAAACTATGCAGAACAACGTCCTGCTTTCTTTGAAGCTTGGGGTAAAGATCCAGATGCCTTCAGAAAGGATATAGTTGATTTCTTCCAAGGCCCAAGTAGGGGCAAGCTATTTCCAGAAGGAGAACAGAAAGATTTGATCTACCAATTCTTGAATATCAAAAACAAGAAGAACCCTTTGACTGGTGACTGGGTAGACAACAGCAGGCTGATTGAAAGCAATAGAATAGAGAGAAGCACAAATTTAAAGCCTTACGATGATCTTGATAAGATTCCTTTTGATTATACCAAGATGCTCAATAGGCAATATATGCCAGAGCCAAAAGGAGAAGAGGGTGCTCGCTTTATGCCGCCTCCTGCAGAAGGTGCATTTAATAAAGCCAAGGAAACTTTCGGTACAACTAAGAATCAACTTGAAGCTGGTTTCATTCTTCCAGACGGGGAGATGTTGGATTTTTCAGGAAGACACGAAGGAGCAGATGAAAGGGATGTAGCTGGTAAGAGGTATTCTGATCACAGAGAGATTTCTCAGACAGGTGTGGAAATGACTCAGTTTATTAACTCAGGAGCTGTAAGAATAGATGCTAGGAGTGGGCTGATTGAAATAGGCAAAGAGCCTACTACTTCTCAGTTAAGCCAGATCAGGAAGATTATTGAGGATAAAAACTCAGAGGTTTACATAGACCTGCAAGATCTTAATAGGCGAGATGTTGCTGAACAGGATACAACAATAGAGCCAGAAGCAGGAACAGATCCAAAGAGAGTAATAGGATTAATAAGGAGGTTCTACGGAGGGGGAGATATATCAAATGCTGTTCGCTTTATGCCAGCACCTACCTTCTTCTCTAAAGCAGAGAGAGCAGTGGAAGGAGCAAAGGCTGGCATATTCAATAAGGAAGGATTAGCTACTGTAGATCAAGCTAAGGCACTACTGCAGAAGAATGCTCCACAGACAGAGCTAGAGTGGAGTGGAGTTCTTGACTATCTGGATCTGCAGAAGGAGCAGGGAAACAAAGTCTCTAAAGATGATCTTCTAAACTACATTAAAAGCAACGGTGTAGAGATTGAGGAAGTGATAAGAGGGGGATCTGATACAGACACACTGAGAGAGAAGTACGCTGATCAGATGTTTCAAATGTACGAAATAGATAAAGATCCAGACGATCCCGGTTATGTGGCTATAGACGAAAACGGGGAGATGCTAAGGGAATTCGGTGGTGATATTGTTAGATTTGAGAGCAGCATTTTAGATGCTGAGGCAGGATTAAAAGATATTCTTTTTGACGAAGCCCAGAAGATGCGAGATACCGATCTTCGGGAGATTGTTGGAGATGCGTCTGAGTCAGGAGGCCCAACCGTATTTAAAGCAGATGAAATTATAGGAGGAGGGCGAGCAACTCTTCCCGGTGGAGAGAACTACAGGGAACTTGTTCTGAAGCTACCAGAAGGCTCATTAAAGGAAGGGGAATCAGAATACTTCCCAACACCTTCAGGCCACAGATTTCCAGAGGACAACATATTAGCTCACATTAGATTTACAGAGAGAACAGATGCAGACGGCAAGAAGATGCTGTTTCTGGAGGAGGTTCAGTCTGATTGGAATACTGAAGGAAGAAGAAGCGGATTTAAGAAGAAGCGTCCTGCTAAGGTTCAGGAAGAATTAGATAAGTTAAAAGCTGAAAGGGATAAGATAAAAAAGAGTGATGCTTTTAAGCATTTGGCCTACTTAAACGTAATTAAAGAAGCGAAGTTCAGGCCTTCAGACCTAAAAATAAAAGAATTAAACGACAGGATCAGTGAAACTAAAAATGAGAAATATTCTGACTTATATGATACCCCTGAAAAATTACGTCAACACGCTAAAGACGTAAAAACTCGCATTGAAAAAATAGAAACTGAATACCCAGCTTACCCAGCAGGAGCACCAGATATGCCGTACAAAGGTAGCAAGTGGGAGGATCTAACAATGAAGCGGATGATCCGGTACGCAGCAGATAACGGCTACGACAGACTAGGCTGGATCACTGGCAAGGATACTGCTGACAGGTATAATCTGAGTAAGGTTGTCAGTGAAGTATTTTATAATGAAAAAACCCAGACTTTAACGGCATTCGATAAAGAGGGTAATGATGTTTTAGTTAAAGACGGTATTCCTGCTGATAAGGTTGCTAACTATATTGGGAAAGAGACTGCAGAAAAATTACTCAAGCAGCCTTTAAATACTTCAGAGTTTAAAGTGAACAAGGATAATAAAGACTCTCCTTATCGATTAGAGCAAAAAGATTCTCCGGGGATCATTAGCAGGCATTCCACAGCAGAAGACGCTTGGGCAGAAGCCGAAACACTTTCTTCTACAAGGCAACTAACTGGCACAGACTTAGAAGTAGGAGGAGAGTGGGCAGAGAACCTTTACGACAAAAGCCTTCCTTCCAAAGCTAAGAAGATTACTAAGAAGAAGGGTGCAGTAGGGAGGACGAGCTTAGGGGGAGAGTCTAGGGACAATAAGAAGAGGAAGGAGCTTTCTGATGAACTTAAAGAAGTAGAGAAAGATATAACTAGAAACCTTTCCCTTGTTGATAACGATGCTTACAAAGAAACTCTCTCTAAACGTAACGAAATCCTTTCAGAGTTAGGTTTACCAAAGCCTACTACAGCAGAGTTGGCTGGAGCTTCTGTAATGCTGGAGAAGAACAAGAAAAGAAAAAAACAAATAGAGAAGGAATTAAAAGAGTTAGATGATAAAGGAACCCCAGAAGCCAACTACGTTGATATTACTCCAGAAGTTAAAGAGATAGCAGAAGAAGGTTTCAGTTACTTTATGCCAGCAGGCAGAGCAGGATCAGGATCAGCACCGATGCAAACAGGATCACCACAGCCTCCTTCAGCAGGAGTATTTATGCCGAAGGTGAAGCTTACTGAAGAAGAGAAGGAAGAGAGCAAAAGAATTTTAGAAAAACTATGAAAGGCGGGGAGAGATTACTAGAGCTTTCAAGGAAAGCTACTAGGAAAAGGGAGGAAAAGAAGCAGGAGAAGAAGTCTCCTGTTGCTGGCTCTGACAGGCTCAGACTTGGCCCAGTAGGAGACAGGCCAATGTTTGAGAATTTCAATTACTACAGTGTAGGAGAAGGATCTAAAGAAGAAGGCGGCCTGCTGAAGAAGATGCTTGAAGTTTTCAAGGGAGATCGAGACTACAGCCAGCCAATTAATCCAGATCAGGAAAGACAAGAGAATGAGCTAGGAGAGGCTGTGAAGCTCTTAGAGAGCATTGAAAAAGGATTAGGTAAAATCACCCCAAGCGAAACCAAACTGCCCTCAGACGATAAGGAGAAGATGATGCAGGCAGATCTAAGAAGGAAACAGATCAGGGAACTGATTGATCTGGATAATCTGCCAGAGATCAAGGAGGCAGCAGCCAAGCTACGGAAGTCTGCAAAGAAGAATAGACTGAAGAAGGCAGTTGATACAGTTGACAGGGAAGGCATCCAGAAACAACTCGATACTTTGCAGTCTGGAATCAGTCAGCAAAAAGAAGATCTCTCACTAGAGGCTACTATGCGAGGACTAGCAGATCTTGAGAGAGAAACCTTTGAAAAATTTCCGTATCCTGAAGACCCTAGAATGATCGAGGTTTATACGGAGATAGGCAAAATGTACGCTGAGGAAATTGGGGTAGCACCTATTCCTCCAAACAAGATTCACTTATTAATCTACGCTGAAAACCTAGATCCTAACTTCAAGAAGTTCTTCAACAATCTTGGTATTGAAGATGAAGAAGGTAATCTTTTGACACAACCTAATGAGTAAGGGGATACCAACAAAACACAATGCTCCCAGAAGAATCCGTAAGGGAGAAGCTGGTTACGGCAAGAAGAAGTTTGTTGTCAATGCCAAGCAGGGAGATCAAACAAAAACAATCCGCTTTGGTGATGCTAATATGACGATCAAGAAGTCTAGCCCTGAAAGAAGGAAGAGCTTTAGAGCTAGGCACAAGTGTGACAGCAAACCCAGCAAATTATCAGCTCGTTATTGGAGCTGTAAGAATTGGTAATTTTATGGTAGCAAAAAAACAATTAACTAAACGGCAACAGGACACGCTAAAAAGGCACAGTGTTCATCATACTTCTAAGCATATGACAGAAATGAGAAAGATGATGAAAAGCGGCAAAACATTTACAGCAGCACACAAGGCTGCAATGAAAAAAGTTGGCAAATAAAATGAGCTTATACAAAAACATTCACGCAAAGAAGAAACGGATCAAAGCAGGATCTGGTGAAAAGATGAGAAAACCGGGAAGCAAGGGAGCACCTACTGCCAAATCTTTCAAGAAAGCTGCTAAGACAGCTAAGAAGAAAAAATATTAATGCCTAAAAAGCTTCACAACAAACTTTCAAAGGCAGCCAGCAAGAAGGGGATGTCTGGTGAAAGAAAGAAAGCTTACGTCTACGGTACACTCGCCAAAGTCAAGAAGGCCAAAAGCAGGAAAAGCTGAATCAGCTTTCGGAAAAGGTCGAGCTAGTGAGTTACTGGTAGCTGCTAAGTTATTGCCTTTGGGCTTTGACATCTTCTTCCCCTTTTCAGATCGGTCTGCAGTTGACTTGATAGTTTCCCACAAAACTGCTACCCACAGACTTCAAATCAAATCCCGCTGGGACCCTTACACTGACAGAGGTACTCCG